ACATTGGTTACAGTGGAAGATATAAATATCGCTGTCGCTGTAGGTACTGTAATTGGACCAGTTGAATAACTATGATACCAAGTTCCATGTTTATCTGGCATTACATTGGGCCTCCTTGCTGTATTCCCTCGTCAGGGGTAGCAAACTGATCGTCTTGAACTTCTTCTTGGATGGCCCCACCTTGTTGGCCTCCCATTTGAGCAGCCATAGCTTGAGCGTTTGCTGCTTGGATTTGTTCAGTTAAAAATGCACCATGCTGTTGCAGGTGTTGTTCAAAAAGTTGGTCTATCTGTGGTTGTTGCTTAATCATTTCTATATATTCTGGAGCTTTACGTCTTCGGTTATGTATTTTAACGTGCAATTCATGGTCTTGATATCGTTTTGCAATAGGCATAATTCCAGAAATTATTTCCCTGTTTTCAGTTTCTGCCTGTGCTTCATCAAGTGCTTGTTCAGAAAATACATCTTGTGTTTGTCCAAATTCCAATAACTCCATGACAGTACGCCAATCGGTTCTGCCAGTTTCTGGATTAATAAATGCACCTCTTTGTTCCATATCTAATATTTCTGCTTTTTTTGCAACCAAACTAAATGGAACATTGGAACCTGCTGCGATAACTTGTGTATTTCCTCGCAACATATCTCCAGTAAAATTATCTACAACATCAACTTCATTATTTTTCCCTATAATTTGAATTTTTTGTGGAACTACCATTCTTTCTGAAGCTATCAACAATGCCAAGTTTGCTACTTCTGCATCATTTTCTCTAACGTCAATTCCTGTAGTTCCTATTTGTGTGTTGTCTGACTCTTGCAACAACTGAATTGCTACACCACTTCTTGCACCTGCTGGTAATGCACCTCTTGATACTTCCCTTACACCAGACTGTTCCATCATATTTTCTTTATGTTTTTCTAACACGCTAAACAAAGTTGGTGTAGGGGGGTGTATATTAATCATATGAGGCATTTGTCCAGCAATAGGTATTGCTTCGACTACTTCATCGGCAGAGGAGTCTAGGTTTGATTCTTTGAGATGTGCTCCTCTTGGAACAACCCATTTTCCTTTAAACAACGAATGGTGTTCTAATATAATAGATAATGCTTTATTGTACGCTTTTTGATCTGGTATTTGATCTTCGATAGAACTTCTTCCCCATAATCGAAAAGGAACGTCTATTTCTCTGTAATGAGTTATAGGGATAGGATTATCTCCATCTCTATTTTTGGGAGTGGGATTGTCTCCCATAAATAACATTACATTATTAGCACAAATAATAAGTCTTCCGTCAGGAAATTCTGGTGTTGACTTTTGCCAATATCTTTTTACTACTGCTCCTTTTTCAGATGGTTCTCCACTTGCTCCCTGTGGATTTATTTGTGATGTTGTGGGAGATACTAATCCATCTAAAAACTTTTCAAACGTAGATGCTGTATCTCTAAACTCTGGTGTTACATATTTTCCTTTGTCTGGAAACTGTCTTCGTATTTCTTCCAAAGACAACCATTCTCCGACAATAATTGAATCACAATCCTTCAATTCTGTTCCACTTCCTATTGGAACAACAGAAAATGGAGATAAAGCTTTCATGGAAATTTTTCCAGTTCTAAATTGTTCAACGCCAATTACATTGGTTCTCATTTCCATTTCTGGATTACCAAACTGGTCAAAAACTTCATTTCCTTCTTCGTCTACTCTTATTTGTTCCACTTCTTCTTCTTGAACTTGAGATAACATTTGACCTGCATTTGGGTTCCACTCCACAGATAAAAAACCATTTCCACAAGATAAGACCCAACCAAGTAGCCTTCTCTTTAAGGACCTCCACCGAACATCATTTTTTATATGAAACCATACTTTTTGGGCTAATCGTGCAGCATCGACATCTTCTTGTTCATTGGAATTAGGTAAAACACTAACTAATGTATCAAAACCAGAAAGTTTAGATAAATTTATTCTATACGCTGACATAAGGAGATTTGATGTCATGCGAACTTGCCTTCTCCTAGAAGGAGGTAGCCATAGCCTATTTCTTGATGGATGCCATACTAAATGTTGGAATCCAAGTAAATAAGCTGTATTTAAAAACCATTGTCGGTGATAAGGCTGTAAACGATTCATTCCTTTTTCCCATTCTTCCTGCACCATCGACATCGCACCAGTTTCTGTTTTGGTGTGGTCTATTTCATCTTGCAACTCTCTAGGAGTAGTTGGATCAAGCGTGATTTTATCCTCTGCCATCTACATCACCTTTATTTGTACTGTAATCAGACATAAAGTTTGGAGGTAAATCCTCTCCCAATGCCTGTAAATAAATAGAAGTTTCGTTTTCCGAAGTAGTCCAATTATCGGTATTAATTTCGTTTGAGTTTACTGGATTTTGTGTAGCAGAATATTCTCCATAATCCCTAGACATAATCCTATCTAATAATTCTTTTTGTATATTAAAATGACTTTTCTTGTCTTTTTCCCTCTCTCTTTCTTTTAAAATAAGAAGACAAAGACAAACAAAGCTAAATGAAACAGACAATATAAGTTCTATCAAGTTAATCCTCCTAGATAAGGATCATATACTTCTTCCTCATCTCGATATTTCTTTGGATACTTTACTTTCTGTTCCTTAGTCATACTATCCCATATTTCTGCACCATCTGGTCCAGCAGGGTGTGTCTGTATTAAATATTTTATGGCATCAAACGCATGGTTATCTTTCTGTACGATACGTTCAGGTTCATTCTTTTTCATAACCTGAGACTGATTTAACTCATCATGCCTTAAATGGTTTAGTTCCCACCATAGTTTAGGACAGGCATGAGTAATAACTACTTTGGGGTCTTCTAAATTCTGCCATGCTTTATACAATGCTTGAGCAAAAGCGACATCATCACCAGCACGACCAGAAACTAAAGGCCAACCAAACTCAGTAAACATATCACCAAGCGTTTTTATTTGTTCTCTATCACCTTTTCCAACACCACCTCCCCACTGTAACATTGTTCTCATAGAAGGATCGTGTGCTATAAACACTAAATCTTCCCAGTCTGGATGTGCTTGGATAGCAGTGTTAATTTCTTGTGGTTTCTGTTTCGCCCTATAATATTCCCAGTAGAATATAATCGTTCCATTAGGAGATATCGTTGCTAACTCAAATGCACTGGGATTAGAACCACCCCAATCAAATCCAGCATATCGAGGCCACCATGAAGGAATAATTCCATCTTTGACTACATGATTTATTGGTTTATAAATATACTCAGCCCAACGAGGTAGTTCAGGAAATACAGGTTTACCACTCGCAGCGTATGGGTCCATCTCAAACTCCTTACGCCAAGCCCAATCAGGCATACCTTTCTTTTCTTTCGCTATCCATTCCTGTTTTGCTTTCTCTGGATCAGCCGAATAATGTACTCTGGCTATAGTGAAACCATTTTTATTCTTGGCTACTGTTAGACCTTGATTTTGTTGTGGCATATCGTTTTCTTTGTGTTGGCAGTTTAGGCGTAGTTCTTATTGGTTCCTTTGGTTCCATTGGTTTTGCTTCTACAACTATTGGTTCTTCTTTAATTACTTTTGGTGATGGTGATAGTTGGTCTAAATCTATGGAAAATATCAATCCCTTACTATTTACCAATAACCATTTTCCATTATGTTCCGTTCCTGCAACAATACCATTAGCCCCATTCCAATCGGAAAGACTTCCACCTTCCACTGTTAATTTAATAACTGTTGAATCCACTGTAATCATGCGACATCCTCTACTAAATCCCAAAAGAATCCTGCGTTTGCTGAACTGATACCTATGAACTGTCCCCCACCTGTGATAGCTGGTTTGGCAGCCATATACGCATTAGCAGCTTCTTCTTGAAAGCCCATCTCGTCAGAGATGATAACCGAGGCAGCTCTGGAACGAATCACGTCTGCTCCCTGTTTAATAGCCTTCACTATAGAACCATTGTTCCACAGAAGGTTTCCTTGAGAAGGTTTTGGGCGATCAAATATATATTCTGGCAAATGCCAACAAACGAAAGAGGCTCTCGCAACTTGTGGATCATCTCTATCGAATACCATCGCAGCAGCATCATCGAAGTTCTTAGACTGCCATAGTATTAATTGGTTTGGCATCGTATATGCTCTCCATACACAATACGCAACAG